GTTTTTATTACACAAAAACTGGAAAAACTCCCCACGTAGAAAAACACTCGGTTAAAGGTCACCTTCTAATGATTTCTCATCAGAAAGAGACACAGTCGGAGTGCCAAAATTTCGTGGCTTTTTGAAAGCTGATACCTGGGTTGACGCCCAAAAGGTAGTCGGTGGTGGCGGAACTGGAAAATACAAACTAAAATCCGGTCCTGCTGAAACCAAACTAACTTCAGGGGTAACTGACACAGTCGCGTTAAATAACTCTGGGCGCCACATAAAGCGACCCAAAGCAAAAGTCGCAACCGTATCATCCTTAGTGGGCCAATACTGACTCATAGCTAGGAAAGGAACTGTACACTCAAGAACTTGAGTGATCTCATTACTCACATAAACTATGCCATCTTCAAACCGCTCTTGAAGAGCGGGTCCAATGGCACCTGTTCCTATGAATGACTCCATTTTCATAACTACGGGTACATATGGATTGGCTCCTGGATCAATCCATAACTTGTGCTTTATCTGTCCCGAATAAAACGCAAACACTTGACAAACGTTTTGAAACACGCCTGACGTAACTGCTCGCATTCCTGGTGGATTCCTATAATCTGACGGTACTGAATACGACCAACGCGATAACAAAGACGAAATACTCATCTCGCTGTCATCGCTGAAACCAAGGGGCTTGCTATTTCCGGAGAATAAATCTCTGGATACAACAAACTCACTTGTTCTCATTTGGGCTGTAAACGTTTCCGGCAATGGCATAGGATTTACCAAACTTCGAAACTGAAAATCGGGGGCTGCACATTCGTACAACACATATAATATCTCAGGGGTGATATCACCAACGCTTTCTGGAGCGGAGATGATCTCGATAGAGATAAAAGGATCATTACCTGATATTCCTTGCCAGGGTGTTAACATCCATTGTGTTGGATACAAATATGGAACTGTAAAAGATACTCTAGTGGTACCTCTAACCGTAATGTCCTGAATGATCTTATTACCTAAAATCCCCAATAACGGAGTTTGATCCGTTGGAAAATTGAGAACTAGATTATATCTAGCAGTGACAAACGGTGAGGAGAACAACACTAAGGTATACTCAATAGAGCCCCTCCACATTCGATAAAGTTGTGAAAAATACGAAATCCTAGAATATCTGTCCTGGACTCCACAAGTGAAAGTGAAAGACGAATCTATTGTCCCAGCTTGCAGCCTCGTAGGAATGCGTAATATATCTAATACAGAATAATCACGCGATCCAGTAGACTGATTGCCTGAACCCAAAACATACTTCGGGCTCGTGCAAACGAGGGATCCATACAAATTCGGCTTCAATTCCGGCTCGTCGGGGTCTTGACTCGGGGATGGGGCACTCTTAGGAGCACCCGCTACCTCAGTTGATCTCAACGACTCCATTATTTGTCCACCAAACTCGTCATTGGGATTGAGCCCACGCATAGGCATCGACATCGTCCCTTGTCCGAACATGGAAGGAATCTTCAAAAAATCAAAGGCCTTCACTTTGTCCATCTGCGCTGTAAACGGACTAGGGGGCGACAACGACATCTCAACGTGTCCTGCAACCTCAGGTTCTACAAACCTTGCAAAGATCTGCAAAGTAACCGTATTAGTGGCTCCAGAATCTAAAACGTGTACCGGATTAACTATATTCCCTACTGAAAGCAGGTGAGTTTGGTTAACCTCGGTCAACGTTGACCCTGTATAATACCTCATAACATCAAGCCATTGTTCTGGCGATATCCATGGGGAACTAAAAGTCACGTCTTGCTGACAAGATAAATCTAACAACACAGTATCTGTATGTGACGCTAACATGTCACCATTACTAGAAAACTGCGTATTGAACGGCAAGCAAGTACCAGTCAGCCACCCATAAACCATGGGCACTGAACTATATTGCACGCGGAACTCAATAGCCTTAAAGCGAAAATATGCAAAAGTAGATAACGAACGCTGAACGTTCGCAACTTGAAACAAACCTTCACTCAAGAACTGCGTTATTGAGGCTGCGCTTGTCGTTGTATATTGCTTGGTATTTATCTGATACCATCTTGACAACATCTGAACAGGGGTCTGATCAGGATAAGGGTTATTCACAATAGGAAAAGGGAGATTACTGAACGGGTACGTTACGATTTTCTCTTCTTCATCCTGAAATGTGGCCAACCCACTCTCCACGGTCACCTGCTGCTCCTCTCCCATCTCTAATTTAAAATTGGTTTCTGCAATCGATTTCTAAGTGATTGAAACCCCGTCACGACTCTCGGGGGCTTCCACAAATACACTTCTACCGGGCAGCAGCTGTTAACTCCTTGTGCTCGAGTTACTTAGATCACACTGCCTCTACACTTGCTAAGGTGCAACGAATTTAGAAGCTCTTTCCTGAGCTTACTTTAAGGGGACTTTTCTAGGAAGTCCTTAACCCCCATTGTTTTCGTACAACGGGCTAACGGGTTACTTTTATTAATAAAGTCCATAACTTCTCCGTTTTACTCACGAATAAGAGCCACTTTTTGAGGAAAGTGAATAAACCCCGTGCTATTTTCGAACGCACGGCATACGTTTTTAGTAAATTTAATCGGAAAAACCGAGAACAAACCTGTCTCTATAATGAGCGAAGGTCTTTCCCGGCCATCTGATTCCTAACTCGCCAAGATATAATCTCATGTGCTCAGTCTCCTTCTCAAAGGTTTCCTCGCCATATTGATACCATTCCTGACAGGCTGTTTCTACATTGATCAAAAATTGATCCTCCAACGAAATCCCTAGAAGGGGACTTGGTTTCTGGATCCACATCAACATAGAAACAATAGAATCTCGCGCTAACGGCGCCCGAACTATATTACCATCTTTGACAAATTTCCTACACAGAAATTCCAAATCTTCTCTTTCAATGAAAGGGGACCTAACTACATCTTTTGCTGCAGTTGTATATCCCATTCCAAACATTTTAAATACGAAGTCTGTTAAAAATTCCATGTTGAAATACTTGCCAAATTTTTGAATTATAGACCACACATTGTCATCTCCATAAACCCACAAGCTCATCACATCTCGACGCCTAACTTTCTGAAAGTCAGGATCGCCAGATTTAGCCTGGGCATAAAAAAACGCCGTGTTTACTATAAAAATTCCTACGAATGAATTCAGAAAACCTGTTAACCATCCTCCTGATGAATTATAATAATCAAGCCAATACAGCTGACTACCTATTACCAAGAGTGGACACAATGCACTTTGACATGCATATCTAACACAATTTTCTTCCCAACTACCTTTTGGTAGGCGATAAAATGGCACACACGCCATTCCTAAAGCCCAACCTAACCAGGTACATTGAGATGTATCATAATCTTTGAAGTCCCCTCCGCCAAAAAAGGCATTAATGAACTTATTAAGATCACGCTCCATATTCATCCAGTCATGTCCGTAAACATTGGTTCCAATTGCAACATCGCTTGTTGAGCGACATCGCTTCATCTCTGTTACCAATGCTCCCATCCACATAACGGTCCAACACAAGTGCGAAAGAGATCCTATACAAAAAAGTCTTGTATTACCTCCTTCCACTCTGTCCAACTCTCTTGGTTCGTCCTTTAGACAACCAGCAACAACATTCTTGGGGACTTCACCTCTCCTAACTGCTTCATTTAAATCTTCAACTAACTGAATCAATATAGGGGAAATGTATCCTGTCTCTTTATTCCAAATCTCTTTACGCGACTTGTATTTAGAGACACATTCCATATCATATCCTATTGCTGTGTCCTGAGCCAAACCCTTCCAAACTCCTGGAATACCCATAAGCACTTCTCTCAAAGTCCATGGTCTAATATTCTGGTAGTTTAGGTGTTTTGGAAAAAATCCCGAAAATGCAATTTCTGGATAATCTGTAACTAGTTCAACCATCCATGACGCCATAGGGCGCATTGGTGATCTACCTAGCTTGATCATCGCATTATGCAAAGGTCTTACTACTACTCCGTTTACCATCATAGGTTTCAACAAGGCTGGTGCCGTTGTTAACTCATACATACTCTCATGCATGTGATCACCTTGAGCAACGGTTGGTAAGTAATTGGTATCCTTCGGGATAATCTTCTTCTTCAATACTTCGCCCATATACAACATTTTTCCTGTATAAGTGGCCTTAGTCTCCTCAGGATGAGAAAACTTAAGCCACTTTGGTATATAAGCTTGAGCGAAATATTCGTTGTTAAAATCTGACTGATAAATGGGGACAAAATAAGAATCTATCCCAGATCTACCAGAGTGAACTCCAACAACCTTTGCGACGTTTTGATGATCTAACCATGTGTATGGCAAACCACAATCGCCGCCTTCTCCTAAAGCGCCTGCTAAAACGTAGTAGTTTTTAATATCAATTTCTCCAACATTAGTTGTTTCAACGATAGGTTCCGTCCCCTTTATTGCTATGTTTCTTCAAACACGTTCAATAACGATC